CGGGTCTCCGGCGATGCCCGGGTCTACGGCAATGCCCGGGTCTCCGGCAATGCCTGGGTCTACGGCGATGCCCAGGTCTCCGGCAATGCCCGGGTCTCCGGCGATGCCCGGGTCTACGGCGATGCCCAGGTCTCCGGCGATGCCTGGGAAAAATCCCCTCTCTACATCCAGGGCACCCGCCACGCTTGCTTCTGGGCCAAGGCTGGCCACATGGGGATCGGCTGCAAGGTCTTGCCCATCGAGGAATGGCGGGCGCAATTCAAGGCCATCGGCCGCATGGAAGGGTATACCCCCGAGCAGATCAAGGAGTACGGGCGGCATATCCGCTACTTCTGGCTGTGGCATAAGGAAGCGTCCACCCCCAAGGGGGGCGTGTAACATGGACGCGACCCAATGGCTGATGATTTCCGTCCTGCTCAACGTGGCCGCCTTCGTGGCCCTGGCGCTGGCCCGCGTTGCGCGGAATGAACTCCGCGCGGACTTACAGGAAAAGTGCCGCATGGTCGAGGCGTTGAACCTGGAAAACTTCGACCTCGCCCAGGACAAGGCGCGCATGGAGGGCACCTTGGAGAAAGTCGCCCCGATGCTGGATGAAGTGGTCGCCAACCGCGTAAAGCGGATCATTCGCGAAGTGGGGGGGATGCTGATGGAAGCCGCCGACTTCGTCACCATGCGCCGCCATTACATCGCGCTGGCCTGGACCCATCGTAGGACCATGCGCAGCCTTCGCCGGTACTCCCCGGGGTGGACCAATAACCTCGCCGCCATGGACGCCTATTACGGCGTGGCGCAGGAAATGCGGAGGTTCTGGCCCCTCATTATAGCGGTAGACCAGCAACACCGCCGGGTTTGGGGGGCGGCGTAATGTCCACCGATCACGACTACTGGCTCTCCCGTGGGGATGACATGCTGGAGGAACCCGATGAACGGGACGCCGAGCTGGATTCCCTGGAGCAGACCCCCGAAGGCATGGGCTACGACCCCCGCGACCTGACGCCGGCGCCGCCCGCCTACCTGTCCCCGCGGTTCATCCTGCGGAACCGGGAGCGGGTGAGGAAGTTCCTGGCGACGGGGGATTTTACTTGGCCAAGGGTGTCGGCATGACCCCCTGGGACCGCTTCGCCATTGCCTTCCCCCTCGTTCTGGGGGTGATGGCAACGATTGGATGGATTGGAGGATTGAAATGAGCGAACGCGGATATGAGCTGGATAACATCACTTGGCCCTCGGTCACCACGATCCTAAATGTGCTGGGCAAGGGGGACGCCCTTTTGGGATGGGCCGCCAAGTGCGCGGCCAACTACATCCGCGACAACGCGGGAACCGTAGGGCTTAAGGTCGCCTGTGACCTGGCCTCCGTGAAATGGCGCGAGGCCCGGGACGAAGCGGCCGACATTGGCACCGAGATCCACAACCTGATCCACAAGTACATCAAGTACGGCAAGGACGCCGCCGGCCAAATGCGCCCCGAAGTGGAAAACGGATTTCTCGCCTTCCTGGATTGGGAGAAGGAACACAAGGTTCAATGGATTTCGACGGAACTAACTGTGTGCTCCCGAGTCCACGGCTACGCGGGCACCCTGGATGCGATCTGTCTGTTCGACGGCCGGAAGATGCTGATCGATTTCAAGTCCTCCAAGGGCTTCTATGACGGCTACGAAATGCAACTCGCTGCCTACCGCCTCGCCGCGGCCGAGCAGGGCAGCCAAACGGAAGGATGCGGAATCCTGCGGCTGGACAAGGAAACCGGCGCCCCGGAGTGGAAGGACTATTCCGACGTGCAGGACCAGGCCACCAACGCATGGATCGCCCTGGTCAAGTTCTATTACCTCCAGAAAAATCGGCGGCTGAAAAACAATCCTTTCATCCTCAAACCCAAACCCTCTAACTCAACCAAGGAGATCTACGTATGAGCAACGCCGTTTTAACCATCGGGGCCAGCGGAAGCGGGAAATCCCGCTCCCTCTTGACCCTCAACCCGGAAACCTCGTTCCTGATTTGCGCTATGCGCAAGCCCCTGCCCTTCAAGGGCTGGCGCGAGAAGTGGAAGCACGTCACCAAAGAGGCCCCCGGCGGGAATTTCCTCTACAGCGACGATCCCGAGGAAATCCGCCAGTACATGCACGCCATTTCGGCCAAGCGGCCGACCTGCAAGACCATCGTGATCGATGATTCGCAGTACATCATGGCGAACGAATTCATGCGCCGCGCGAAGGAGAAGGGTTACGAGAAGTTCACCCAGATCGGCCAATCGTTTTGGCAACTGGTCATGGACGCGAACAACCTGCGCGACGATCTGACCATCGTGTTCCTCCAGCATTCCGATACCGACGAGGCCGGGACCATCAAGGCCAAGACTATCGGGAAGATGCTGGATGACAAGGTGACCCTGGAAGGGATGTTCACCATCGTGATCCGTGCGGCCATCCGGGACGGAAAGCATGTTTTCTTGACCAAAAATGGCGGCAACGATACCGTGAAAACCCCGGAAGGGATGTTCCAAACCGACTCCATCGAAAACGACATGTCCCAAGTCCTCGAAGCCATCAACGCGTACTAAGAAGAAAGGAAACCTCTATGTACACCCTAGGCAAAGATTTCGACACCACCGAAGCGAAGGAATTTACCCCTTTCGAGAACCCGCCTTCCGGCGGATACGTGTTCACCGTGGTGGAGGCTGAACAGACCTCGACCCGCAACGCCGGGCGCCCCATGGTCACCGTCAAGCTGGACATCGCCGAAGGGCCGCACAAGGGCGCGTTCGCGAAGTTCCCCAAGCCTTACCGGCAGATGATGGACGGCGACTCCCAGGCCTACTTCAAGGGCATGTTGAAAAACTTCGCTCTCTCCAACCCGGAAACCAAGATGGCCCAGGTGATTTTCACCAATCGCGACGGGTCCAAGGGGTTCAACGCGGCGGCCCTGGTGGGCATGCGGATCGGGGGGAATCTCCGGGAGGCGGAATACCAAAAGCAGGATTCCGGCGAGATCAAGGTTGGGCTGGAAATTTCCTTTCTGGGGGCCGTGAAGGATGTTCCGCTGATGAAGCCGCTGGCCTTGAAGAAGCTGGCGGGATCCAATGGCAGCAGCCGCCCCACCGGCCCCGCGTCGGCTGGCGGATACCCTGCGGATTGGGATCTCCCGCTCTAAGCCATGGCCATGCTCTCCCCTCTGGTACTTGGAAAGGTTGAAGGCGGCAAGCTAGTCGCCGACGATCCCGAGCTTTTGAAAAAGGCGTTCCGGTGCCATGAGGGGAAGCGCGTGGAGTTCCAGGTGAAGCGGTATTACAACCGCCGCACCGACCCGCAGAACAAATACTATTGGGCGGTAATCGTGCCGCTGGCCGCCGATGCAATGGGAGAGGATAGCGCCGAGGATGCGCACGAAAACCTGAAAGCCGAGTGCAATTACGAAATGACCACGGTAGGCAAAGGGGCGGATCGCCAGGAGTACAAGCGGGTACTCTCAACCGCGAAGCTGGACACGAAGCAATTTGAGGAATACTGCGAGCGTTGCCGCCGGTTCCTCGCCAAGATTTTCGGGATGTATGTCCCGCTGCCGAATGAGGTTTCCTCTTAGGCGAACGGAGTGAGCCCGGGGAGGGCCTTGCCCGACCCGGAACAAGCGAGCGAGCACCGACTACGGCAGGTCGGTCCGCCGTGTGCCAAGAGAGGATGCCGGCCAACGCCCGGGGGCTTACCCGGGCAGGAGATTGGGCCTGAGGGCCGAAAGGAACGCATGGCAAGCTTGACGATTGAGGAAATGATCAAGGACCGGATCGACGAAATGGACCTTTCCAAGATGGTCCGCGATGAAATCCGTTCCATGATCCACCCGATGGTTACCGGGGAGATTTTCGACCAGGCGCGGAAAAAGGTGGATCAGATTGTCGCGCAGGAAATCGACACCCAAATGCGGAAGGGCGTCAAGACGGATGACGGGTGGGGCAACCGGAAGGAATACAAATCCTTCGAGGACCTGTTTCGCGCCACCTTCCGCGAACGCATGGATAAGTCCTGGGACGTCCAGCGCGAGATCAAGCGTTGGACCGAGGAAAAGGTGGACCAGATGGTGAAGTCCAATAAGGACGCGCTAATCCGGAAGCTCCTGGATTCCATGTCCTTGGCAATGGACAAAAAGGCCAAGATCGCCGACTCGGACGATTTGCCGATTTAGACGAACGTAGCGAGTCGGTGAGGGGCTCTTAGCCCCGAACCGTCCCAATCATTAACTTGGAGGATACGGTACCATGGAAGTTACGGGAGAGAAGAATAAGGACGGTTCGCAAGGCTCACCGGCCGCTGCGCGGCCCCCGGAATGGGGAGTGGTTTGGAAATTCAGCCTGTACCCGTTCACCACCTTGGACATGCCGAAGGGAGCCCGCATCCTTTCCATCCAGGTACAGCACGGCCAGGCGCAAATGTGGGTGTTCTGCGACCCTTCCAAGCCCACCGAAACGCGGACTTTCGAGGTTCACCCGACCGGGGTAACCTTTTGCTCCGAAGGCCTGGAATACCTCGGCACGTTCCAAATGGCTGGCGGGGATCTTGTATTCCACGCCTTCGAGAAAATCGCCGCCCGGGCTGGGGGATAATCAGGATGGCCGACGCCGTCTAAATTCCAACCATGAAATACACCCTTTCAAAACCCCGTAAACTCGCCAACGGCAAAGCCGCCCCCTATTGGGGGGTTCGCGTTCGCATGGAATCCGCTTACGAGGAACAGGCCGCGGGCCAGCTCTACCCCACCCTCGGGAAATCCCCGAAGGGCAAGGATACGAAGGCCGGGACGGAAGTCTGGATGAAAGAGGTGCAACGGGCCATCGAACACCGAGCCCACCTCCTTTCCATGGGGATGCCTGTCCAGGATACCCGCCCTTTCGAGGACCGGGCCGCGGAGTACATCGAATGGGGCAAGGTCCAAGGCGGCAAGAAGGGCCTCCCCTGGGGCGAGGGCCACGCGGAGCACGTCGCGGAATACCTCCGGGCCTGGAAAGAGGCCTTGGGCCTGAAAACCCTTTCCGATTGCCGCCAGGCGGCGTTTGACCGGGAAGTGGTCAAGCTGTCCCGGACCTTTGCGCCGAACACGGTGAACCACCGGGCCCGCACCCTGACCGGCCTTTGCGCCTGGGCCACCCGCCAAGGATACCTCCCGGCCAACCCCCTCAAGTTCCGGAGCCTGGACAAGACCCCCAAGCAGGAACGGGGAGCCTACACCTTGGACGAACTCAAGGCGCTATTCCAGGCCGTCCCCGCGGCCCGTGGCCTGCTCTACCGGGCGGCCTACTACCTTCGCCTCCGGAGGAATGAACTGGCCTCCCTGACCGTCCGGAGCGTGTTGTGGGCCGAAGGGATGATCCGCCTCGACCACCGGAGCGCCAAGGACCGCAAGACCGCCATGATCCCCGTCCCGTCCCGGCTGATGGCCGACCTGTGGAGCGCTTCCCAGGGCAAGCCCGAAAACGCCCGCCTGTTCGACTTTTCCAAGAAGCATGCCGCCCGTGTCCTGCACCGGGATTGCGCCCGCCTGGGCATCCCTACCCTGCTCAACGGCCGGCGCCGGGACTTCCATTCCCTGGGAGCCTCAACGGCAACCTCCATGGACCGCCGCGGGGTGGCCCCGGCCCTGGCCTCCAAGACCATGCGCCACAAATCTTGGGCGCAGACCGAGAATTACATCAAGCTGGAAACCGAGCAGGTCCGTGTCGTAACGCAAGGCCTGGAGGATGAGCTTGAACACACCGATGACACGCAGGAGATCGAAATGCGAAAATCTTCAATGCAGGACGGGACCGGAAGCGTGGCGGGGCTCCGGTCCCTCACCCTCCGTTCCTCTGATCCAAAATCCCAGAAAACCGTAAAATTCCGTCAGTTTCCGCGTGATCGGGTCGCCACCGCCGCGGTAACCTTCGCCCGTTTTCAGGAAATCGTTACGCATCTGAGACACGCGCTCGACCTGGGCGGTGTCCAGGCCGCGGCCGACCTTGCCGCATTCCTCAAACTCTCCCCCGCTGAAAGAAAATCCGTCCTCGGACGGAAGGCGGTCGGCTGATGCCCCCCCTCTTAGGGCGAAGCCCCGCCGACCCCAGGGAGGCGGACCCCTCAACTGATTTTGGACCGGCGACGAGCCGGGGCTACGGAGTCATGCAGACGCGGCTCGGGGCGCGGGGGTTGAACCCCTATCCCGCCGGAACGCAGCACCGGAACCGGGCGATGACTCGCCGGTCCATCCCTTCTCTCTCTTTTGGATCCCAGGCAGCACGGAAGGACGTGCTCGCGGATATGCACCCGCAAGGGTGGAGGACTCCAGTCCCCAGAGCATCCGCGATCGGGTACAGCCGTATGGCTGGAGGCCCAGGCCCGAAGCTGGAGCGGCAACGCCCGGCCCTGGGATCCTCCCTTAACCCCTTACTGGTGGAGGGGGCGCGATGAAGGATTTGGACGGCTCCGCGCAAGGCGCTACGCCGACGCCTGCGGCGTCCCCGGATAAACTCCTGCCCTATCGAAATATGGACCTGGAAAAACACCTACTGCTTCGAGAAGCCTTTGCTCTGCGCGCCCCTGAAATCCCTCAGGATTGGTTTGCTCCTCGGATCCCGCCGGAACCGGTTCGACCAGCGTACCCGCACAAGCCGCAGCAGGCTGATTACGACGACAACTACAATCTGATATTCTTTATTCCCGACGCCGAATACGAGGAAATGCTAAAGGCGCATGAGCTGGCCCGCTCAGCTTACGAGACCGCCATGGAAAAATGGCGTGAGGACTTGGAGAAATGGGGCTGCGAGGTTGGCCGGCTGCGTAGCGCTCAATGGCCTTGGGCCTGGGCCGATGCTGTTCTAGCGTCTCGGATTCCTCTTGAGACGAGCGCCAGCGAGTCGGTGAGCGGGCTTCCCGCGAACCGTCCCCAATCCCAGATCCCCAACCCTCCCCCTTCCAATGGGGGGAAGACGTGAACCCAACCGAAAGGATCTCCCATGACCTGGCCAGTAGCCGTAACGATTTGCGTGATCTCGTTCTCTATCGCTTTCGCCACTTGGGCGGAGCACAAATACAAGGACCGGGATTAATTCGGTTCCGGTTCGCCAAGGGCTCACCGGGCGCTGACGCGCCGAGGGAGGGGAGCCATCTCGTGCCCACCCACGGAATGGTTTCCGTCATATCTACTAATCGCGAAACGTCGATATTGGGCCCGTCTATACAGGTCAATGTGTTATCCCGGTGTTATCCCATTGTTATCAATTGGATTATCATGAACCGCGTTTTCGACCTGGCCAAATCGGTTCCAGATCATACTATTAATTTACCGCTTTATGCCTTGATCAAACTACTCTGCCGCGTTAGATCCGATCACGATGAGAAACGGATCACAAATGGGAAACCGGCATGAACGCCTTAAAGCGCACCCGTAGCCATACCTGCCGGTTCCCGGTTGGATCTGTTTCTCATCAATCCAGAGGCGCGGGTGCGCCCCTATTCTGTCTGTCTGGAAACGGGCAGATCCCCGCAACATCGAAACACGATCAAATCACGGAGGGCCGCAACCCTAAAAAAAATTTGACTGTGAATAAGGGTCAAAATCCGCGTAATCCAACATCTTCACTACTTCGCGTGGTGTTTTGATGGCTGGCGACTGGATCAAATTGCAGAACGTCACTCCCGATAAGCCTGAAATCGTCGCTTTGGCCGAGATACTGAAAATCGACCAGGATGCGGCCTTCGGGAAGTGTGTTCGGATTTGGATCTGGGCCGACCAACAAACGATCTCCGGCCACGATCTCAGCGTCACGACCTCGTTCCTTGACCGTCTTACGAACTGCCCCGGATTCTCTTCTGCGCTCGTGGAAGTCGGCTGGTTGAAGGCCCGTAATGGGCGACTTTCAATCCCCAATTTCGACCGGCACAACGGACAAACCGCGAAAAATCGGGCACTTACGAAAGACCGCATGCAACGCCAGCGTGACGATCAGAGCGTAACGGAATCGTCACCAGAGAAGAGAAGAGAAGAGAAGAAGAAGAGAGCGAAGGACGTGCTGGCGCACGTTGACCCCGGAAATTTGCCTCCGGCGAAGAAAGACCCGGAAAACATCGAAGCTACCAAGTCGCTCATCCGGCGGTTCACCCCGCCCACGCCGGAAGAGGTTTCCGCCTACAGCGTTTCGGCTGGATTGGGAATCAACGCGGCGCGATTCATTGACCATTACGAGTCGAACGGCTGGAAGGTTGGCAAAAACCAGATGAAGGATTGGCAGGCCGCAGCCCGAAATTGGGCGAGGAATGACCGTGGAAGGGGCAACCAGGATTCTTCCGCTTCCAGCCTCCAGCCGGATTTCATCTTTTCGACCGGGGGCCCCTCGTGAAACAGACGCCTTCCAACCTGACCGTGGAAAAACACCTGCTTTCCCAGGCGATGCTTTTCCCGGACCTCCTGGCCATGGTTGTGGAGCGGTTGACCGAAGATGCTTTCTTCGCAACGCGCCACGCGGCCATATTCGGGGCGCTGGGCGATTTGCACCAGCGGGGGCTAGACGTGGGGCTGGAGGGGCTGGAACACAGCCTGACGGCCTCCGGACGGCTTGAGGCGGCGGGCGGGCCGGGATACCTGCATGACGTGGCATGCGAAGCGGTTTCCGGTGCGGGGATCGACCACAACATCCAAATCCTCTTGGACCTGTCGGCCCGGCGCAAGCTGATCCGCGCCCTTGGGGATTCCTTGGATGCCGCCTACGACCTGGCCAAGCCCATCCTCGAGGTGCAGGACAAGGCCGAAGCGGAGATTATGGCGGTGGGGGATTCGCGCTCCACGGGCCCGCAACTCAAGCCCATGCGGCAAGTCCTTTCGGAGGCATCCAAGGAATGGCAGGACGTGGCGAACGGCAAGCCGGGCGGCCTTATGTCCAGGGTCAAAGCCATGGACGATCTCTTGCTTGGGTTCCGGCCGGGTAAGCTCTACATCCTCGCGGCTCGCCCCGGCTTGGGGAAGTCCATGTTGGCCCTGCAATTCATGGCCCAATGCGGCCAAACGGTTGCCGGGTACTCCATGGAAATGAAGGCCGGCGAACAAGCCGAACGGTTGATTTCCCAGGAATGCGATCTGAATTCGGATAGCCTCCGGTCCCAAGTGGTCCTCTTGGCCAAAGGGAAAATGTTGGCCGGGGCGATCACGAAGTTGGCCGACCTGCCGATCTGGTTCTGCGATGAACCACCCATCACCCCAGCGCAAATTCTCGCGCAGGGTCGGCGCTTGAAGAAAAGCCATGGCCTGGGGCTGATCGTGGTGGACTACCTGCAACTGCTCAAGGGCGGCGGCAAGTACGAGCGGCGGGATCTGGAGGTCGGCGCGATTTCCAAGGCCCTCAAGCAAATCTCCATGAAGCTGTCCGTTCCGGTCCTGACCATCGCTTCCCTATCTCGGAAGCCCGAGGAGCGCACGGACAAGCGGCCTTTGCTTTCGGACCTTCGGGAATCCGGGGACATTGAATCGGATGCGGATGCGGTCCTTTTCCTCTATCGGGAATCGGACTACAACCCTCAGGCGAAAAAGCAATTCCCGAATGTGACAGAGCTGATCGTGGCCAAGAATCGCGGCGGCAAGAAAGGCCGCGCGGTTCTGGATTTCGACGGCGCCCATTCCAAGTTCTACGACCTGCACCCTGACGCCGCGGCCGAATATCTGCGGTTCCTGGAAGGAAAGTCCAATGATAAAGCGACGCAACCCGGAAATCCTAACCAAGTATCCGGTCACTATTCCGACTCGTTTTTCCCGCGATGATCGCTACGACATTTACGGCGATCTGAAATTGGAATTCTGCCGGAAATACGGGTGGGTCGATCCGAAGGATTACGACGCCTTCATTGACGCCATCGTGGAAATCCTGGGGATCTAATGACCTCCCAGCTATCCCTTTTCACCCTCCCGGAATGCTTTTGCGGCATGGGCCCCTATGTCCATCCTGACGGGGTGGATCTGTGGTGCGCCTGCGGGGTGGAGGTGTTCGAGGGGCCCGCCGGGTATTTGGATTGGCTGGCCGCAGGCCCGGCGACGAAGGAGCCGGAACAAAAGGAGATCCCCCATGCCGTATAAGGATCCCGCCATGAAGCGCCTAGCCAAGCGCAGGCAGCGCCTCGCCGCAAAGCGAGCCAGGGCAACGGAGGAGCCCAAGCCCCACCACACCACGGTTACCCACCGGGAGACCCGTTCCGCGCTCCAGGTCTTAAAGGACATCGACATGGGCGCCTGGAGAGAGCAGCAGATCCAGCAGGCGTACGCACGGTGGAAGGCGGAACGCAAGTGAACAGCAACGACCACCTGCGGATCAAGTGCGACAAGATCCGCCGCATCCAGGCTAGGGGGTTGCGGGTGCTGATCCTGCAATCGGGTAAGGTGGAAGTATGGCCCAAGGGAGAGCCGGGAAACGTATCGCGGTACTCGTGCCTTGACCATGCGGATTTTGACACAGAGCTAGGGGAAATCCAGGGAGGGGAGAAATGAGCGGTGGGAGCTTGAATTACATCCACACCAAGATCGAAATGGCGGCGGATGAATTGCGCCATCGCCTGCGGAAAAATCCGCATGACCACCAGGTGCGCCTAGCGCGATTTGCGACCACCATGGACCGCTTTGCGGAACTGACCCGCGCGGTGGAGTGGGATCTATCCTCGGACGCCAGCCTAGAGGCCGCGGACCTGTTTTTGATGGATGCCTTGGCCGGAATTTTGGAGGGGGAGAAATGAGGGGGAGGGATGTTTCCGGTTCGGCTAAGAGCCTCACCGGGCCTTCGGCCGGGGGATCAGATGCTTGAATGGCTGACCAAACACGGCTACCGCGTGACCCTCCATGCCAACGGAACCGTTTTCCTCCAGAAGGGGGCCTGGGCTTGCGACTACGGCAGCCTGACCGCCGCCTTTCTCGGGGTGGATGGGCCGTACACGAATCCGTCAATCCGCATCCCCAAGCCGAAAAAGAAGGTTGCCTGATGGTCCGCCAATCCTACGCCGCGCGTAAAGCCCGTACGATACGCTTCCAGCTCCTTGCGGAGGCGGGATGCCCCTTGGCTACCCCCGGGAAGAAAAGCGACCCCTGGCCGGTCCTAAAGGCCAAACTGGATAGTTCCTTTTCGGAACTGGTCCGCATGACCCACGCCGACGATCAGGGGCGGGTGACTTGTATCGACGGGTGCAGGCGGACGGGATTCTGGCGGGACTTTGATTGCGGGCATTTCGTCCACCGGGACAAGCTGCCCACCCGTTGGCACTTGGACAACTGCCGGCCGCAGGCGCCCTATTGCAACCGGAAATTGGACGGCAAGCCGTACCAGTTCGGACAAGCTCTCAACCGGGAATCCCCTGGCCTGGCTGACCGCATGATCGCCCTTGGGGACGAACCCGGCCACGAGATCCGCGACCGCGCCCCGGCAATGCTTTTGGAGATCCGGGCGATGCTCAAGATCCAGCGCAAGCGATTGAAGGGGGTGACCCGTGGCTGACCACGTTTGGACCGGCTGGGGCCGGAAAGGCAAGTGCATCCCCATCCCCTCGGACCGCCTGGCGGAGTGGGAATGCTTTCACTGCGAGCGGCCGATCATCCCTGGGGCGAGCGACCCGGACGAGGATTGCCCGTACCCCGATGGGCCTTTCAAGCCGCGCCGGGAGGTGAAGCCGTGATCAACCCTCCCATTTTCACCCTGCTGCGGGATCTGGCGCGAGCCAAGGCATACGGCCAGCAGATGACGCTGGCGGCGTTGCTGCGGCATAACCCGCATTCTCCGGAGGCGAGCCTTGGCGAGCCGGTGAGCGAAGCGAACCGTCAAGATCCCTCCCGTAACCCGCACGTCACCCCGGGGGAGCCCCGGGACAACATGAAAGGAAAATGATCATGGGAACCGAAGGATTGGATCCCCTATCTGGGGGGATGGATGGGAGCGGTTCGCCCTGGGAAGGGCTCACCGGGCCGGGGACGGCCCTAAGAAAGGAAAGAATGAAGAAAAGACGCGAACCTATTTACGGGAGGAAAATTCCCCTTTGGCTCCGGGCCCTAGGTTGCTTTAGCATCGACGGGCAGAGCTATAGGATGCGGTGGGGCGAGTTCGTTTGGGGCTGGAACCTTGGTTTCGGCTATTCGGTCTACCATGAGGACGCGAGCCTGTTTTTCTCGCCGCTGTTCTTTTCCGTCTACTTCAAGGTTCCGATGGTCATTACCCAGCGGCCGGGTACGGAGGACTATTTCGCGCGGTATGGGATTTCCTATCATGCGCGGGCCTTTCAGTTTAGCTGGCGGACCGCCTGCAAAATCATTCACCTGCCGTGGGATTGGGAGCATGTTCGCCATACCTACCTGCGCGAAGACGGGAGCGTGCATCATCACGCCGCGCGCGGCGAATGGAAGGAACCGGAGGAAATCAAATCCACCCATCCGTACACCTATATCCGCGAGAACGGTGAGGTGCAGGAGCGGGCGGCCACGATATACGGCGACGAGCGCGAATGGCGCTGGAGGTGGTTCAAGTGGCTACCATGGCCCCGCCGGATTTCCCGCACTATAAGCATCGAATTTGACGCCGAGGTAGGCGAAGGGACCGGAAGCTGGAAGGGCGGGACGGTTGGATGCGGTACGGATTGGCGCAGGGGAGAGTCGCAAGTTGTAGCGCTCCGAAGGATGGAGCGGGAAAGGAGGTTTACCCGATGAGCCATCCTAAGGCGAGCAGCGCGAGCCCGGCGGAGCGTAGCGAAGCCGGAACCAATCCCCCGGGTAACCCTCCCGTTCCCCCAGCCCCTAAAGGAGCAGCATGAGCCGCACCGCGAACGAAATGTGGATCCAAATCCAGGTTGAGCAATCCAAGGTTGAGAGCATGGTGAGTCAATTGGTGCGCGAGGACAACGCCACCTATGGCGGGCCGCTTGACTACTGCCGGCAATTCGATTCCCTCACCGGACGGATGGCCGACGACCTGCGCCACGCCCTTTCCAATATGCAATACCTGCGCTTCCGGCTGGAAGCCTTCCTCGAAAACAAAGCAAAGGAGCCCGCGCCATGACCCCCAAGTCCAACCCCCTGCGGGGAGCCGCGGGCGACCTGGAAACGATGGGCCCCGAGCATCGCGGATGCCTGGACTGCGGATGGGATCCCAACAACCTGGGCAACCGGACGGGCTCTCTTTGCCATCACCCGGAGCAGGAGCGGCTATGGAAGTGCGTTCCGCTCACCCCTTGCCCGGGCTGGAAGCCTATCGAGGCGAACCCGTGAGCTTCCAGCATATCTACCCTACCAACGATCTGGAGCCGCACGACACAGAGAGCGCGGGCAACTGCAAATGCGAACCCACGATGGAGGTGTTGGAGAACGGGGATATCTTGTTCATCCACAACAGCTACGACGGCCGGGAAATCATCGAACGATTGGAACACCCCAATGGATAAGCCCCAGGACATTGAGGGAAAATGCGCCCGTTGTGGCGCGGAATTTATGGGAAGGACCACGGAGAAATGGATGGAGGAGCACGGAATGCGGAAGGTAAACGGCGAGTGGATATGCGCTTTTTGCTCGGGGCTAGGAATGGGCGGATTGCGCCGGAAGGAAGGAAATCAGCCATGAATAAGAAACCGAGGGCTACCCGGGAGAAGAAGGAAGTATCCGGTTCGGGGACGAACCGGGCGCAAGCGCCGGGGAAGGAATTCCGATTGACCGGGCCCGGAAAATACCAAAGCGAAAAAGGCCCCATTGTCGAAATACATAGCCCACTCAAGGGCCTGTATTTCAATGCCAATCCTGAGGAAGATGGGACATGGGAAGAGGACGGATCCCCATCCTTCCCGGACGGGTTTACGGCAGAAAGCTACGGCCGCCTGATCCGCTGCATTAAGAGCCCGAAGGGCTCGGCGCAGGCGAAGCCGAAGCCGTCCCAATCCCATCCCCAACCCCGGAGGCCCAAGAAGTGATCGACAAGACCCAAGACCCGGCAGCCTGCCCGTTCTGCGAACTGGTCCCCGACCTTGTAAACGGGGATTGCGTGTACCACCCGGCAATAGGCCATGAGGAAACGGCCTGCCCGATGGATGGGCACTATTTCAGCCTGTCCGCCTGGAACCGCCGCCCGTCCCCCGCCTCCCCCGCTCCCCAGGGCGGGACCAATTACGTCGCGGACCATGAATCGCAGCCCCGGCAATTCAAGTTCGCCAATGGCCGCCGGGTGTGGATAACCGCAGAGGGCTACCTGGACACGGATTTCGGCCCCCTGGTCGAAACGCCGCCCGCCCCGGCCCCGGGGGCAGACACCCGGGAAGCGGCGGCCGAAAGGCTCCTGCACGATATGGCCGCCTACAAGACGCGCCTGGAGGCCAAGGTAGCCGCCCCGCTGGCCCCGGATCCTCTCCCCGCCGGGGCGGTTGAATTCGAGGAACGGCTACACGCCACGATCCTCGAAATGGTGAACGAGTGGTTCAAGGTCTATATCCCCTACGTCAAGGGCGCCGGCATCCGCCCGCTCACGAACAAGCTGGCCGCGAAAATTGAGCGCCACTTTGCATCCAAGCCTCCCGAGTCAGGGGCCCCGGCTCCCAACCTGATGAGGGAGGCGGATAAGCGAGCCTCGCTGATCCGCTTGCTTTGGGATGCCCACCGGGACATTGGCGAATGGATGCGACTCGCGAACGCTATACGCGACGAGGGGGTGTTGCCGACGAATCACGGGCGTTGCCCGACCGCGCGCGCAATCTTGGCGTCGGCAGCTATCCGAGGCCATATAGCCGCCGAAATTGCCTCCCAAGACGAGGCGCAAGCCGAGTCCGTGAGCGTAGCGAACGGTCCAATCCCATCCCAAATCGAGCCCGGGGAGAAGGATCAGGACGGGAAGGCGGGTGAATAATGCCGGGTTGGAGAACACGCTCAGACGCGAGAACCCTTGCGGCGGCTGGCGTCAAGGTCAAGATCGAGCAGCCAAAGCCGCCACCAGTGATCCTCGTACAATCAAAGCCGACAATCGCATTCTCGGACTACCGCGTATGGCGAAACAAGCGAATGGAAATCCTAAAGCTATTCGCCCTGGAAGATCCGCCCGCGGATGAAACTGTTGAGCACGAAATTTGGCGGTTTAAGAACGCCAAAGATGCCGGGTTGTTCGAATTGATGCCCGTGGACGGCTCCGGGAAGCCCGTCGCCGGCGCTGGCGCGCCTTCGGAGGGAGAAGATGCCTAGGCTGGAGCTACCTAACCTGAAGTTCATTTTGCACGAAGATGGTTTCCTTGAAATATTCCAAGACCGGCACACCGTCGAACTCGATGAAAGCGAAGCGGTTGAACTCAGGAAATTCTTGGTCAAGTACACGCGCAGGCGGCCCAAAGCCCCGCGCCAGGAGGATGGGAAATGAGGCGGTCTATTCTTCGGGCCTTGCTCAAGGACGGCGCGATCCGCTCCCTGGGCGAAGGCCGCAGGCTGATTGAAAACGGCGGCGTCCGGGTGGACGGGCTCAAGGTGAACAGTGATCGGATGCTGGAACCCGGCACGTACGCCATCAAATGCGGCAATGCCCCCGAGTTTGCGCACGTCGTCCCGGCAGATGAACCTTCTGAGGCGACCGTCAGGGAGCCCGCGGAGGCCGCTTCGGCCGTAGCGGAACAAGCAGAAAGGATCCAGCCATGAGTATGCCTCTTTGTAAGCATTACCGCGTCAAGGGTGTAGAAAAGTGCGATGAATGCGAAAAAGAACGGGCCGCATTAGTTACACCCCCACCCGCTGCACCGGGGGCGGAAGACCTGGAGGTTCTCAGGCAGATTGAATGGGCAGGAACCACCCCATGGGACGCAAATCAGCGTGAATGCCTTTCCTGCGGGGCCGAAGGTGAACACCAATCCAAGCACAACGAGGGTTGCAGGTTGGAAGCGTTAATCAACCGCCTATCGTCGCCCCCGCCCTCTCCCCTGGTCCCCGCCCCCCTGGTATGGACGAAGGAGAAGCCGACGCGGGCAGGTTGGTACTGGTATCGAAACATGGGGGAACGGAACATAGGCGACGTATACATGGCCGTGTGGGGATTTGTGGCCCACCTCAGCGGCTCGGGGCATCCTGTAGCGGTCAAGGGGCTAGATGGGGAATGGGCAGGCCCGATCCCCCCTCCCTTGGACCCGAAGGGGCCCGGTGAGCCGGAAGGGAAGGCATGAGCGAGCCCATCCGAATGCAAACCCAGTGCCCCAAGTGCTGGGAATGGTGCTACCCATCCGAGGGCTGCAAGCGCTGCGCGACCCCCAAAGCGACCATGGATAACCGCGAGAAGCTGGCCCGTCACCTGTGGAGCCATGAAAATAGACCCATGCTAAACGATGGGTCGGGCGCTTGGGTGTGGGAGGTCCAAAAAGGCCGCTTGCTCCGGCTATCTGACGAAATCATTGCCCTCCTAGATCTCCCCCCGAAGCCGGAAGGAAAGGAAGCATGAGCTACTACCCCGAATATGAAGCGCAGGCCAGGAAGTATTGCGAATTAACTGGATTAGACCCCGATCAAATAATCCAGCATGACCCCGATCCGGACGGAAGTGGTATTTCCTTGGCCATACTATGCTATTCCCCTCGTTGGCAAAGAGTAACCCGAAAACTCCGCGCGCATGACCTGCTGAACGGGGCATTAGGCGAAGCGAAGCGGAGCCCGGTGAGCGCCAGCGAACCGGAACCAGATCCCCACCCCCTCACGAAGCCGGAACCATCCCCTGATCCATCCCCAAATCCACCGAAAAACGGGCGGGTGGGGGAGAACACCAAGACAGGGGACTAAGCCCCGGGCGTGGTCAAATTCTCCGCGAACCAGTTCCCAGCCCCCGAAAGGAAGTGCCGGCGAACCCGGTTCCCATCTAGGACCAGGATCACCACATCGGGCTCAAAGGGGGTGACATCATGCCAGGTGCGTTGCATATGGGCGGCCAGGGAATCGGGTAGGCCGGTCCGTAGGGTTTTGGGTACGAAGACCATCAAGCCGCCTGACGCCCTGCGTCTTCGTCCCTCATCGCCTTTTCAATCGCATTTCGGATCCACTGAGCCACCGGCATCCGCCGTCCAGGAATCTCCGTTCGCCGCTTGATCTCCGCTTCCATTTCGGGAGGGAGCCGAAGACTGCGCGGCACACGCTTGAAGGTTTCCATGTAGTTAATAGTAGTCCAAGCAAGTAATAAATTCCACTAGTCAGTTGAACTACACTGGCTTTGTGGGCAAGGCCAATCGTCCTCTAGTTGTCCGCGTGCGTCCTGGGGAAGACCCCAAGGAAGCCACCCGCCGCGCCCTCCAGGGCCCCAACGCATCCAAGCGCAACGCAGGTAAAATCCTGGTCCGATTGGTCGGCAAGTGAGCCGCCCCTCCGACTACACCCCCGAAATCGAAACGCAAATCTGCGACCTGATCGCCGACGGCAAGAGCCTCCGCGAAATATGCCGTGCCGAGGAAATGCCCTCCCGCGAAACCGTTTACGCGTGGATGGGCAAGAATCAGGCGTTTGCTGACCGATACGCGCGCGCGGTTGAAGACCGGGCCGAGAAGCTGGCCGAAGAAATCCTGGAGATTTCCGACAACGATTCCGGGGACTTCGGCTTCAAGAAGGTCCGGAATGAGGACGGCGAATCCGCGGAAGTCTTCATCGACAAGGACAACATCCAGCGGGCAAAGCTCAAGGTGGATTCCCGCAAGTGGATCGCCTCCAAGCTGTTCCCCAAGAAGTACGGCGATAAGGTCACGGCCGAGCATACCGGCGAGGGCGGCAAGCCCATCGAATTCGCGGTCAAGGTAACCCTGGTGAGGCCCAATGGTCCTGCCAGCGCCTGAAATCCGCCAGATCACCGCCGAGATCCCGGAAGCCTTCGAGTTCCTGTTCGCCCCCGCGCGTTACAAGGTCGCCAAGGGTGGCCGCGGTTCCGCGAAGTCCTGGTCCTACGCCGACGCCCTTTTACTCACCGGCATGGAAACGCCCCTGCGCGTCCTTTGCGCCCGTGAAATCATGAACTCCATCAAGGAGTCCGTCCACCGCCTGTTGTCCGACCGGATCAAGGCCCTGGGCCTCCAGGACTTTTACACGGTGACCCAGACGGCCATCACCGGCCGCAACGGGACCAACTTCATCTTCGCCGGCCTGTTCCGCAACGTCAACCAGATCAAGTCTCTGGAGGGCATCGACAGGGTTTGGGTGGAGGAAGCGGAAAGCGTTTCCAAGGAATCGTGGGATCTCCTGATCCCGACTATCCGCAAGCCTGGCTCTGAGATATGGGTGACCTACAATCCCCAGTTTGAGGATGACGATACCCACCAGCGGTTCGCGGTCAACCCCCCGGATAACGCCGTGGTCCGCCACGTCAACTACGACCAGAACCCCTACTTCCCCGAAGTCCTCCGCGCCGAGATGGAGCAGGACAAGGCCCGCGACAAGGCCAAGTACGAAACCGTATGGCTAGGCCTGCCCAAGGGCGGCGGCCGGCGCGTGTGGCCTGCGTTCTCCAAGGAAGTCCACGTCAAGGACATCCCCATGGAGGAGATCGCCAAGCGGGGCAACTGCTACATGGCGATGGACCCCCACAGCAAGTACTACCCCTTCGTCGTTTGGGTGGCCGTCCTGCCCAAGAATGACCGCAAGCGCTGGCCCGAGGACTTCCACAAGCACGTTTACGCCGAATGGCCGACCACGGAAGAACTCTCCGGCCCCTATCACGACCTGCGCAAGAAGCTGATGTATACCGGCGCCCTGCTCGACGTGGCCCGCGCCTGCTATGCCCACGACGGCGCCGAGCATGGCATCACCATCCGCTCCCGCCTGGCTGATCCGCGGTTCGCCAAGGGTGCAGGCGATTGGAATTGGTCCACGTCCACGGAGGGCCTGGTTGAGCTGTTCGCCAAGCGCGAGAACGGCGGGATGCTGCTCCAGCTCCCCGAGATCAAGCGCCTGGACGCGCAACGCGAAGCCATCCACGCGGACATGCTCTGGAACACCAACCAAGCTGTCAGCCCCTTCAACGAACCCTCGTTCTCGGTATCACCGAAGTGCAAAAACGTCATTTTGTCTCTCCTAAACCACAGGTTAGAGGAAGATACCGACAAAGAGGACGAGAAGTACAAAGACCCCTCCGACGCCTTGCGCATTTGCTACGCGGGCATCTTCGGTTGGGATGACCCGACGCCCGAGGCCGAGGAAGAATTCGAGCCCATAAGCTCCGGGTGGTCCGCGTGAAGGATGAAGAAATCCTTGACCGCCTGGATGCGTTCTATGAGCGCGTCTCGCCTGTTTGCCACGAAATCCACAAGGAATACAACGACGACATCGAGTTCGGCCTATTGGGAAACCAATGGGATAAGGCCGTAAAGGACGAGCGCGGATCGTCCCGGCTGACCCTCACCGTCAACCGCCTCAAGCAATACATCTACCAGACGGTCAACGACTACAAGCAGTCGGAGATGACCTCCAAGGTTCTCCCGCACGACACCAGCGAGAAAGACAAGGCCCTGGCCGAAATACGGCGCGGCCTGATGCGCTCCATCGAGCGGAAAAAGGGCGGGCTTTCCGCATACAACAACGCGGCCAAGTACCTGGTTAGCGGTGGGCTGGGCGGGTGGCAGATCAACACCCGCTATGTCCAGGGCGAGTTCTACCAAGAGCCGTACATCACCCCGATCCACGACGCCTCGTGCGTCTTCGTGGACTTCTTCGAGTGCCAGGAGCCGGACCTTTCGGACATGCGCGATTGCGTGGTTCAGGAAGTGATTTCCAAGGCCCGCTTCAAGTCCGAGACAGGGAAAGACCCGTCGGACCTATCCAACGCCTTCGACAAGCCCAACAGCGTCTATGGGACCGCCAGCCATCCCACCTTGACCAATTACTGGTACAAGGAGGAGAAGGCCGACACCCTTTGCATGGTCGAGCCGTCGGCCCGGCAGCAGTTCCCGCAGCTCAAGCGTACCGCGTTCCTGTCCGACCTCAAGCCCCTGGCTGAGGAGAACGGGATCCCGGTTGAATTGCTCATCGCCACGGACCCCAAGACCGGCAAGCCCATCCAGCGCAAAGAGGACAAGTGCACGGTCACCTGCGCCAAGATTGCCGGCCGGAAGGTGCTGGATAGGCAGGAGTGGCCGATTGACCTGATCCCCGTGGTCATCGTCATGGGGCGCAAGGTCATCAACAACGGCAAGCTGACCGTTGAGGGCCTGATCCGGCAGTCCAAGGACGCCCAGCGGTCCTACAACTACCTCAAGAGCAACAAGACCGAGCGGATCTCCCTTGCTCCCAAGGCCCCCTTCATTGTCCCCAACGGGGCGATCTCCAAGGCCAATAAGCCGAAATGGGAGACCGCGAACACCGCGAATCACCCTTACCTGACCTACGAGCCCTACGACGAAAAGGGCCGTCCGATTCCCCCTCCCCAACGGCAAATGCCGGTCTCAGTCGAGGCCGCGCTAGTCGAGGAGGAGCGGGCCGCGGTTGATGAGATCAATTCCAGCCTGGGGATGTACGAATCCTCCATTGGCAAGCGGTCCAATGAGACCTCCGGCCGGGCCATTATCGCCAGGGCGCAAGAAGCGGACACCAATAATTACGACTTCACCGAGTCGATGGTGATCGGCATCAAGTACAGCACCAAGGTGCTGAACAAGCTGATCCCGAAGGTGTACGACACCGAGCGCCAGGTTTCCATTGTCGGGGAGGATGACAAGGAAAAGGTCATCTGGATCAACCAGCAGAACCCCGATGGGTCCATGTACAGCATGGATGAAGGGGAGTTCGATGTTGATTACGAGGCCGGCCCCAGCTCCGCGACCAAGCAAGAGCAGTTCCGCGCCGACACCGAAGCCCTGATTCAGTCCAGCCCCGGCGCCGCTCTGGTCCTGGGCCCTCAGATCATCCGCAACAGCCCGATCCGAAACGCCGACGATACCGCCGACGCCCTGGAGCGGTTCGCGAATACGCAGGTTCCCGGCTTGTTCCCGGACAAGAACCAGGGCCAGCCGAACCCGCAAATGGTTCAGCAGATGCAGGCCCAGCTTCAGCAGATGCAACAGCAATTGCAGCAGGTCGGGCCCGAGATGCAGCGCATCCAGGAGGAGAACGCCAAGCTCCAGATTGAAAACCAGGCCATCAAGGCCGACAAGGCGATCGAAAAAGAGCGCGTCAATATCGAGTGGTTCAAGGCCAAGACCGAAGCGCAGGCCAAGGGCGCGACCGTGCAGCAAAAGGGCGCGGACCTCACCCTCAAGGCCGACAAGCAACAGCACGACAAGGCCGTTGATCGCGTCGAGCTATCCCTCAAGTCCCAAGGCCAGCGTATGGACCAGATGGCCATGCAGCACGGCCAGCAGAAGGATGGCGCCGAGTTCCGTTTGAAGGCCCGCGGCCAGCAGCACCAAGAAGGCAAAGACCGGGCCGCATTCATGCAGTCCGGCGAAAAGATGCGCCTCGATCATGAGGCAAAGATTTCCGCTAAGGAAAACCCAACCGGGGGTAAACCGGGTAAGCCATCCGAACCTGCGGAGTAAATCAGGGATCACCGTGGAGGCAACCATGTCAGAAGATGCCAACGAAGTACAGGAAACCACCCCCGAAGTTGTGGACGCGCCGGAATCGCAACCGGCTGAGGCAAGCGATACGCCAGCAGCCCCCGAACAGAGGAAACCGGAACCCGCTCCCCAGAGCGGACAGCAACCCCCCGATCACGTACCCTATTGGCGACTGAAGGAACTTGCCGACCAGAACCGCGCCCTCAAGGCGCAACTGAGCCAGCAGGCCCCGCAGCAGCCGAATCAACAGCCGAACACGCAAGCCGCACAGGCACCGAAGCCCGAGGACTTCCCCACCTACGAGGATTTTCTTGACGCTCGCGCCGAGTTTCGCGCCAAGGAGGCCACCCGCAAGGAATGGGCCGCCATCAAGGCCGAGGAGCAGCAGGCGCAGCGCGTACAGGCCGAGCAGACCCGAGCGCAGAGCGCGGAATCGAACTGGAGCCAGCGAGCCAGCGAAGCCGCCGCAAAGTACCCGGATTTCGAGCAGAAGATTTCCACAGTCGCGCCCCTTAACCCGGTGGCGCAGGCGGTTCTCAAGGCGTCCCCCATGGCTGGCGATCTCGCCTACCACTTGGCGGCGCACCCTGAGTTGATCGACAAGCTGAACGGAATGCATCCGCTCGACCAGGCCGCGGAGATGGGGCGGATTGAAGGAAAGCTGACCGGGACAGGTGGACAACCCAAGGTGTCCCAGATGCCCAAGCCGATGACTCCGATCAACGGCGGCAAATCAAACGCAGGTGGAGGATCGGGCTTAGACAAAGCCTTGAGCGTCCTTTACCCCAACTCATAAAAAAGGATCTGACAAATGGCAGTCAATACCCATCAGCTTTCCACCCTCGTGGGTGAAGGCATGGTCGCCGCGATGCACGCGGAGGGGAAAGTTCTCAACACCCTTTCCACCCGATACAAGAAGGATTTTGTCCAGCAGAAGTACAAGCACGGCCGCTCCCTGAACGTGGCCCGTGCGCCCCAGTTCAGCGTCACCCAGAGCGACACGGCTACCGTCCAGGACATCACCACGGACGGCCTGAGCGTCACCCTGCTCCCCTACAACGCGGCGATCTCCCTGACCGCGGCAGAGGAAATGTACGACCTCAACACCGAGAGCGGCATGCTGGAGCTGGGCCGCGACATGGGCCGCCGCCTCCTGCGTGAAGCGGAGCGCGTGGCCCTCCAGACCATCGCCCGCTACGCCTCCCACTACGAGAACCTGCCCGGTTCCTTCGCCGGGTCCATGCGGCAGTTCAACCGCCTGGCCGCCAAGCTGGACGATTCCCTGGCCCCCTCGGGTTCCAGGTATTGCGCCCTGGCGCCCATGCAGGAAGTCGAGCTGATCGACATCATGAAGGCCCTGCCCAATCCCGGGACCGAGGTGTCCAACCAGTTCCTGCGTCGCAAGCTCAAGATGTTCGGGGACGTGAACTACTACAGCACCCCGAGCGTGTTCCGCTCCACCCTGGGCACTTGCACCAACTCGACCCCGCTCACCGACGGCGCCAGCGCCAACGGGGAATCCCATCTCGACATCAACGGCCTTTCCGCCGCCACGGCGACGATCCTCCAGGCGACCAAGTTCACCGTGGGCGTGATCGGCACCGCGACCGCCGTCTACGATGTGGACCCCGAGACCAAGGCGACCCTGCCTTACCTCAAGGAGTTCTCCTGCATCAACAGCGAGACCGGCTCCGGTTCGGCCCTCACCATCGACCTCGCGGAACCGCTGTACGGTCCGGGGCACCCGCTCCAGAACGTGTCGCAGCTCCCCCCGAACGATGCGGAAATCACCCTGGCGCTCGGCACCACCTCCGCGGGTGGCACCTACGCGCAGTCGGTGATGTACTGCAAGGACGCCGTGGAAATGCTGGCGTTCGCTCTGCCGGCCTCCCATGGCCCGAAGGTGCATTCCTTCGCGGAGTTCAACGGGCTCCCGATCCGTACCGGCGTCGGCGCCTGGGATCTCATCAACAATCAACAGGCCATCCGCGTGGATACGGATTTCGCGTTCCTGGTGACGCGCCCGAATCACTGCGGCGTGATGCTGGGGGCCTAACATGATCGGAAACCTCAAAGCCGTCAAGCGGTTCACCTTCGGCACGGATAAGACCTGGTCCGAGGTGGCGACCGTCACGGCTCCGGAACAGTCCGTAAACGCTCCCGGCACCATCGCCGGGCGCTTTTACCTGATTCAGAAGCCGACCTATCAGACCGGACTGGCCTATAACCCCGTCGCCCGGTGCGATTCGGACGGGGTGCTCAAGGTCCAGTTCATCAATCCCACGGCGGGGGGAATCACCCCCACGGCGGCCCAGGCATGGGTCGGCGTGTGCCTCGATCTGGAGATCGACGCCAGCCAGAACAACGCTTCAACCTAAAAGGGAAACAACATGACCGCACGTACTACGATTGTCGAACTCTCCGATGGGAATTCGGCAGGCACCCGGCTTGGCCAGGACGCTACCGATCTCATCTCCTTCTATGGGGCCGCTCCGGTCGCCCAACGGTCGAACATCGCCGCCGTGGCGACCTCGACCGTCACGACCGCCGCGACCACGACCACGCCGTGGGGTTTCGCGACCTCCACGCAGGCGGACAACCTGGCCGCCCTGGTTGCCGACACGCGGACCAAGATGAACTCGATTCTGACGAATATGAACACCTTGGGCCTGCACGCGGCGTCCTGATGGAAACCTCCCCCAAAGTATTCATTGCAACCCCCGTTTACTCGGGGGAGGTGTGCTATCAGTACGTGGATTCGCTGGTTGCGACGATGGCGGAATGCGCCGCCAAAGGCATACGGGTTCAATACCAGTTCATGCCTGGGTGTTGCTATGTCGAGCTGGCGAGAAACGTACTGATACACAAGTTCCTCGAAAGTGATGCCACCGATCTTCTTTTCGTCGATGCCGACATGGGGTGGGACGCAACAAAGGTTCCGGCGCTGATCGACCTTCCGCAGGACATTGTATGCGGGGCATACCCGTACAAACAAGACACCGAGGATTACCCGGTGTTGATCGAGACCAATGAGGACGGGATCCCGAAGGGGATTTCCGCGCCCATCCCCTTGATCAAAGCCGGAGGCGCCCCAACCGGGTTCATGCGTATCAAGCGCAAGGCCCTGGAGCTGATGATCGAAAAATATCCGGAAACCCTGGTCCGTAGGAAGGACCACGCGGGCAAGGATGACGGCGAGTACTACCACCTTTTCCGGTGCGAACAGCTCGGGGATGGATGGCTCGGGGAGGACTACAACTTCTGCCGCATGTTCAGGCTGGCAGGCGGTGAAGTGTGGGTCTATCCCGATATCGAGTTCATGCACGTAGGCCGCAAAGAATGGCGCGGCAATTACGACAAGTTCATGCGGAGACAACCCGGCGGAAGTGACGCCAAGGAGTAACTATGTCAAACGAGGCGTTTAACACGGCGATGATGGACGGGGCGTCTTACACGCTCCGGATCACAAGCACCGGCAGCAGCGCGGCGCATCGCCTGAATATCAAGGGTGACGTAATGATGTCGGTCCGTGCGAACGCCATCTATTACCGTTGGGGCAAGTCGGATACCACGGTTTCCGATGGTACCGCCGCGACCCAGGGGCAGTACCTCCCGGCGGGCGCGGTGCTTCGCGTTCACATCCCGGACGATGCGACGCACATCATCGTTCTCCAGGACACCGGCGCTGGGTATCTGTACCTGACCCCTGGATCCGGCATCTAATGGCCACCTATCAAACCCTGGTTGATGGAGCGCTCCGCATCTGCGGGCGCCTCGGTTCTGGATCGTCCCCGACGAGCCAGGAAAGCACCGATTATCTCCAGGTTTTGAATGAAATGCTCGGCGGATGGTCGGCGAAGCTGGGGCCTGTCTTTTCGGAGACCGTCGAAAGCCTGACCTGGACGGGCGCCCAATCGTCCAGAACGATTGGGGTTTCGGGCAATTTCAACACGGCCCGCCCGCAGCAGGTTCTGGCCGCGTACTACCGGGACTCCAGCAGCATCGACAACCCGATCAAGGTGATCTCACACCAGGAGTACCAGCGGATCTTGGACAAGTCCGAGGTAAACGGTACCCCGCTCCGGTTGGCCTACCTGCCCACGAACTCCAGCAGCCAGGGGACGCTATACGTTTGGCCCGTCCCGGCTTCGGATTGGACCCTTCGACTGGTGAGCCTCAAGCCCTTGGGATCGGTTTCCGCCTTGAGCGATACCGTGACCCTTCCGCCCGGGTATGAGGAAGCGATCCGCTGGAACCTGGCGGTTAGGATGGCCCCGGAGAACGGCGCGGACCTGCCCCCGAGCGTTTTTGAGATGGCGACGAATACCTTGGCGGCGCTGATCAGCCTGAACAACTCGGAGACGAGCGAGATGATGTTCGATCCGCTGGCCCCCGGGGGAAGTGAATACGTGGACGATGGGAGGCTTTGGATCCAATGATCGTCCCCGTCCCCCAGTTCACCGCGCCGGCCTACAATGGCCTATCCGCCAATGACGTGGATCGGTGCTTCAATTTCTACAACGCCAGCACGCCGGACGGGCCGGTTTTGGTCTCCCGTCCGGGGCTTACCCTGTTCACCACGGCTACCAATAATTTGCCCTGCAAGGGGCTTTACATGACCGGGGACGATAGGCTTTTCGCCGTTCACGGCACCAAGCTTTACGAAATCAACAGCGCGGGCACGGTAACGGATAGAGGCACCCTTTCCGGCCTGGGTGACTTTGTGGAAATGGCCGACAACGGTATCCACCTGATGATCCGAGGGGATAGCGCGGGTTGGACGTTCACGCTTTCGGGGAACACTCTCGCACAGATAACGGACGTGAATTACCCCGCCACGACGCGAGGGCTTGCGTTCCGTGATTCGGTGTTTATCGTGGCGAGCTACCCGACCGGGCGCATATACGTTTCCCAGCTTTTGGACGGTACGGATTGGACCCCGGTTAGCTTTGCCACAGCGGAAGCGAAAAGCGATCCCCTTGGAGGGTTGGCGAGCGTGGGATCAAATCTCTATTTGATCGGCTCCAGGACCACCGAAACTTGGTACAACACCGGAAATCCTGCGTTCACCTTCCAGCCCATCAACGGCGGACAGATAGACGTGGGGGTCTATTACCCCTGGTCGATCGCGACTCTTTTCGATTCGGTGTATTTCGTATCCCAGAGCCAGGGCAAGCAAGCGATTTGGAGTATCGGAGCAGGCGGCCCGCGGAAGATTTCCACGCCATACATAGACGAGCAGATCCTCGGCATGACCAATATTCGGGGTCTTGCGTTTTCCGATAGCGGGAACAGCTTTTACGTGCTTTCCGGCTATGCTGGCGTTTTCAAGTCCTACGCCTACAACATCACCAACGGAACCTGGTCTGAATGGGGGAGCACGATGACCACGCCAAAACAGTGGCGGGTGTCGAGCATTTCCCCGGGCTTTAGTGGGACGGAAAAAATCCTTTGTGGCGATTATGAGAACGGCAAAATCTATTACCTGAGCGGGAACGATGACGGCGGGATAGACATAGTGCGCCAAAGGATTTTTGGCCCCATTGCGTCGAACGGGAAAAGGATTTTTCACAACCAGATCCGGTTTGAATACGAAGTGAAATTCGACAGCGCGGGCACGACATCAGTTGCCCCGTTGCTGGCTTGGAGTGATGACGGCGGTTTGACCTACAGCAGCAGCCGCACGATGACCAAGACGGTCACCAGCACGACCACAGGCCAGCGGGTGACCAGCACCGAAAACAGATTGGGATCCAGCACGGAGCGCTACTATCGGGAGACTTTCTCCGGTGGGCTTACGGGCCGGATCATCCTCAAGAAGTGCGAATTGGATTTGCAGGAAGGGCGGTTTTAAATGTCCCGCGAATGGAAATGGTCCGATTTCTTCGGATACGGGAACTTGACCGGCGACCCCGATCCGATTTGGGGCACGCTCACCGGCGAGAATGCGATCAAGGACGCCACCAAGGCTCAGCAGGCGGCTCTGGAAAAGGCTTTAGGCGCGATTACCGGCGCATCGGATAAGGGGCTTGCCCTTCAAAAGCCGTACCTGGAAAACGCGGCGGATGACTACACCCGACAGCGCGGCTTGGTCAACTCTGGATTTTTCCAGCAGCCCTACGGCCGGTCGTTCCAGTCGCAGCAATTCAGCCCGCAGGGCTACACCTTCAACCCGTCGCAGGGTTCGGCCTCGTTCTCTCCGTGGCGGCCCCAGGGCGGCCCGGCGGGGTTCCAGGCGCAAGGGCTCCCCAACATGCCCCAGCTTCCGCAGCGACCCGCTCAGCCCATGCAGCAGGTCCAGCCGCCGCAACAGCCGCCGCAAGGGACAGGGTTAGTGGCGGGCAGGCCCGACCCCCAACAGGTGATGCAGGTCATCATGCGAAACATGCCCCAATCCCAGATGATGCCCACGCCCGGATTCAGCCCTCAAAATCAGGGATTGATGGGGTACAACCCGCAGACCGGGCAGGGGAATCCTTTGGAGGACATGGGGCTCAAGCCGGCCGATCCGCGATTCCCGAGCCCGCAAACCCGTTACGACATCATGGCCCGCTATCCGTGGGTGACCGGACGTAGCGGCCCCCTCGAGGGCGGAATGCCTGGTGGAGGTCGATTCTAATGCCGTTCACGCCGTACCAACCGTATCAACCCTTCAAGCCGAGCCAGCCGACCGGCACCACGCCGCCGGTAAATCGCAATTGGTCCACGGGACAAACCGCATGGGATCCGAAGGGGCTTTTCGGCACCAACCAGCAGACCGGGATGACGAGCAATCCGAACCCGACGTGGAATTTCCAGACGCGAGCGAACCCGACCGCCGGGATGGTTGCCGACCCCGGGAGTACGGACGTGGCGTCCTCCATGCCGAACTCTTGGAACATGCCGAACACCTACCAGGACCAGGGGCCGCAGAATACGAACGTGGCCACGCCGATGCCTGCGCCTCAAATGCCCGCGCCTACCTGGAACAACCCCGCGTATTCCGCTGGATACGATCCCGGCGCGTTTACCACGCAGTACGGCACCTATGAGAACTTGCAGCCGTACATGAATCCCTTTCTGGATCAGGTGATCAACCGGGGGAACAACGCGATTCAGTCCAGCGCGGCAGCGCGGGGGCTTTTGCAGTCCTCGGGGACAATCAACGACATCGGCGATTGGACCGCGCAGGCCCAGGGCCAGGCGTTCAACGATGCGCGGAATGCGTTCAACAATGACCGCAACTACATGACCGACGCTTATTTCGGCAACTATGACCGTGGATACCGGAATTACCGGGACACGGACAAATGGAATTACGGGCTTTTCCAGGACGAAAAGTCGGATTACGACACCCGCATGCGCGACTGGTACAACCAGATTAACGGCATCACGCAAACGGGCATCGACGCGACCGACAAATCCGGAGCCTTGTATGCCGCGCTTGGCCAAGCTCTGGCCGGTCTTTACGGCGAGCAGGGGAACACCAGCGCGGCCGGTCTCATGGGCGGGAGCGCGGCGAATCGCGGGCTTGTCGGCAATATCCTGGGAATGTTTTTCGGGGGGTGATGCGTGGCGCTTGTCGATCATAGGCTCTTGATGGGCGGCGGGAACGAACTCGCCCAAGGTCTTTTGCAGGGCCAAAGCATCCGCCAGAATTGGCAGCAGAGCCAAGACCAAGGACGCACCAGGGCCGCCGCTCAGGCGTTCCAGCAGGCCGCGCAGGGCCAGGACATTACCAAGCCTGAAGGCATGGGCGCGGCGATCAAAGCCATGTCGGACGCGGGCTTTGCGGATGAGGCGCGGCGTGTTTTCGAGGCGCATAAGGACATGTTCCCGGCCCCGAAGCCTACCGAATACGACTTCCGCGAGGATGCGACTGGCCTATTGGCGACGCCCAAGACCGACCCGACGAAAGCGGTGCGGGTTCCGGGGTTTGTACCGAAGCCAACCAAGGCGGAGCCCGTCAAGGACAAATGGGCCGATGTGACTTGGGTGACCTCGGGCGGCAAGCGTGTTGCTGTGGACGCCGAAGGCAAGGACAAGAACGGCAAATTGGTGATCCAAGACAAGGAAGCCCCCAAGCCGGATGGGCCTAAGTCCACGGACATTTTCAGCCAAGAGCAGCAGCTTCGGACACAATACCTTGGGCAAACCAAGGACTTTCGCGACGTGCGAGACGCCTACGGTCGAATTCAGTCCTCGGCCAAGGATCCATCGGCCGCCGGGGATTTGGCGCTGATCTTCAACTACATGAAGATGCTCGACCCCGGATCCACGGTTCGAGAAGGTGAGTTCGCCAACGCGCAGAACGCGGGCGGCATCCCTGAGCGCATCTGGAGCAGCTACAACAAGGCCATGAGCGGAGAGCGCCTCGCGCCCCCGCAACGAACTGATTTCATCAACCGCGCCAAAAGCCTGTATGGTAAGGCTGAATTCCAGAAGAAGAAGACCCAGGCCGAATACCGCAAAATGGCGAGTAGTTACCCTGGTCTGAACCCCGATCGCATCCTGATGGATGATGATATCGCTATCGAGCCAGAGGCGCCCCCGGCCGCACCTGCCCCACAGCCAGGCCCCAAGCCCGGAACAATCGAGGACGGCCACCGCTACAAGGGCGGGAACCCCGCAGACCCCAATAGCTGGGAGAAGGTGCAGTAATGCCCGGACCCTGGGAAAAGTACCAGCAGGCCGCCCCTTCGGGGCCGTGGGAGAAGTACGCCCAGCAGCAGCCCCAGGAAGCCCCACAGCCCGGGATGCTTGCCCGTGGCCTGGGATGGGTCGGCCAGCAAATGGATCGAATCCCGGCCGGTATCCGGGGCTATGCCGAGGCCATACAGACCGGCGACGCCTACAACGCCCCCAACAGGGCTTGGCAGGGGATAAAAGACCCGGCATCCGTGCAGACCTCCGAGCAGATGATGGAGCGGTCCGGCCTGTCCACGGCCCCGCGTACTACCCTACGCCAGCCCCCGCCGGATGCCCAAACCCAATGGGAAGCCCTGGGGAATGTCCCGCCGGAAGTAAAGCGGCGGATGCTTGGCTTTGAGCCGGGCAAGATGGACACGGGAACCACCAGCAACGCCAAGGAAGCCGCGCGGCTTTTCGACTTCGTCGCCCCTACGGGCCTGGAGTTGATCCCGGGAGCAAAGGGCGCGAAAGCCGCCTTGCAATCCGAAAGGGTGATGAAGCCGGTCGCCAAGCTGGCCAACCTTCCCAGCAAGGCTGCGGGCAAGATGGCCCAAGAGCTATCCAGCGTATCCGAAGAAGCATTGCGCATGAATGCCACCAAGGAAGGCCGAAAGGCACTCCAGGCAGCGGCAGGCAAGGAATACGAAATCGGGCAGCGCCTGGTCCAGATGCTGGACAATCCCAAAGAATACGCCCCCAATAAGGCCATGGTGGATAACGCCCTAAAAGGTATGGGCAATATCGACATGATGCCGGTCATCAAAGCCCTACAAGACGCAAAGATCAAGCGTCCTTCGGGTAAACTTTTCCCGCACGAAAAGGCCGCCAACGATGCGATCCAAGCGGACATAAACGCGCTTTTCGGCACCAATGGCCGAACCGCTTTACCCGCGGCCGAAGTGGTGGATATTCGCCAAGCAATGGACGAGGTGATCGACCATTCCGGAGATCAAAAACAACTCGCCATCGTCAACAACGCGAAACTCAAGGGCCGCAAGGTCATGCGCGACCTGCTCGAAAACCAGGCCGTCGCGACCGGGAATCCCGAATACATCCAGGGCATGAAAACGCTGCACAAGCAGCTAGACGCCCGCGACCGCTTGAGCCGCTTTCTTGGGAAGAACAAGGAAGCCCGCGAGGACCGCGCGGAATCGTTCATCTCCAATATGTGGGGGAAGAACAAGAAGAACCGCCAAACGGTCATGGCAGACATTGGCGAAGCCTTCGGGAAAGATTTCCTAGAGGAATCGAAACTCGCCAACCTGGCCGCCCAGCTAGGCGAGGAAGGAAAACCGGGATTCTATTCTCGGTCCACAACCGGGCGATCCAAGTTGGGCGGAACCTTGTTGTTCCCGTTCTCTTCCCCTTGGGTCGCAAGCCGCGTTACCCTCCCGCTTGCCAAACTGCCCGCGGCCTCCGTCCAGGCCCTGCAACGACTGGCCGGCGCCAAATCTGCGGGTGAGGTCGCGTTCTACACGGACAAGCTGAAAAAGGCAGGGCTGGACGATGGGGCCATCGAGCAGGGGATAAAGGCCGTAAAAGAGCCGCCCCCGCCGCCTGCCGCCGCGGCTGCCGCGGTACAATCCCCGCCGCCGTCGCACCCGCCCGCGGCCCCGGCAAAGAAGAAACTGGAATTCTCCCCGCAGCAGAACGTACAACGCCGCCATGCCGCGCTCCGCTATCTCACCGTAAAGAACGGCGATGCGCCCACCCAAGGCGAGATTTACAAGTTCCTGGAAGATCTTGGGGAAAAGGACGTTCCAGCACCCCCAAAGAAACCGAAGCTAGAGCGCGAGTTCAAGGGGCGCCGCGATGACCGTCATATCGAATTTCTGGATCACGCCCTACGCGGCGGCGTGAACGATTTGCATACGAAGCCATACGCGGCCAGCGAGGCGCCCCAATCCTTCACTCTGCAAGGGGCAACATTCAAGCGCATGAGAAGCGTAAACCGCCTGATTCGGTACCGCGATGACCAAGGCAAGATTTACGAGTTCGAGCCCAACGCATGGATCCATACAGACCTAGCCGAAAACGAGGTGCCATTTTGACCACCGCCACCGAAACCACCGATTTCCCCGCCCAGGCAACCGGCCTGATGGTCGGGTTCAACCGCCACGGCCTGCCGGGACTGGTGATCGGGGTCTTGTTCATCTACCTCGCGGCGGGCTTTTACCTGGGACTATCGGCCCTGGCGGCGAACACCCAAGCAACGAACGCGGTAGCCGTGGCCATGAACCGCCTGGCGGATGCCATCGAGAAGGAGAACCGGAAATGAACTGGACGATCACGATCCGCAAATTCTTGGAAGGTGCCGTAACGGGCGGGGTATCCGCTGCCGCGGCCCTCACCGTTTCGCAGGACGATCCCAATTACTGGGGCGCCCTCGGGGTGGCTGTGGCCATCGGAGCGATCCGGGGCGGCCTCAACGCCTGGAAGCACCTGTGAACTGGGCGGACCTCAACCCGCTTAAGCGGAAAACCAAGGTCGGAAAGGTCTACGTCGGCGCAAGCCCCGATCACCCCCATGTGGGGATATCGGTGATCCTTGACGAGAAGTTTTCCGGTCCTTCCCTGTGCGTGGATGGTATCACCCTGGCTCAAGCGCGCGTGGACCTTTGCGGTAAAGTGATCGACTGGTCCCGCATGACTCCGCAGCAGGCAGAAGCCATTAAGGTGGGCGGGAAAGTGACCCTTCCGCTCGCGACCCTTCAATCCCTATTCAAGTAGGCCCCAATGAACCTGTTTGAGAAAAAGCACGCATGGATCCTCGGAGGTTTTGAATACCTCCACGCCGACAACGTGACCGCCGACCCGGGAACGGGTGGCGCCACCTTCCGTTCCGATGATGTGGGCGCCGGCGTGCAAGTCCCTTACGCCAAGCTGATGAGCGGTACGGACGGGGCCTCCGATGTGATTCCGGGCGATGCGACCAATGGCCTCGATGTGGATGTGACTCGGGTCATTCCGGGAACGAGCGCGACGGCCTTGGGTAAAGCCGAGGATGCCGCACATTCCTCGGGTGATACCGGGGTCATGGCCTTGGCGGTGCGAAACGACACCCGCGCCTCACTCTCGGGGACTGATGGGGATTACTCTCCCCTGCAACTCAACGCATCCGGGGATCTCCGGGTGGATGGTTCCGCCGTCACGCAGCCGGTTTCTGATGCCGGCGGTTCGCTGACCGTGGACGGAACCGTTTCGATTTCCGGCACTGTCACCGTGGGATCCCATGAGGTTACAAACGCCGGAATCTTCGCAACCCAGTTGGACGGCGCGGCCCTTACGGCCTTGCAACTGATCGATAACGTCGTAGCCGTGGAAGATGCAGCCGCGGCCGGGGGTGAAAGCGGAGTCCCCGTCTTAGCGGTTCGCCGCGATGTGGCCTCTTCGGGTGTTTCCGCGGACGGGGACTTCGCTAACCTCTCGGTCGATTCCAACGGAGCCCTACGGGTAACCGGGGGAGGCGGGGGGACGCAATACGCCGAGGATGCCGCCCATTCTTCCGGGGATACCGGAACTCTCGCTTTGGTGGTCCGCAAGGATACGGCGGCCACGCTGGCGGGCACCGATGGCGACTACACTGGTTTAATCGTTGACGCCAACGGGCGCCTCCACGTCAACGCATCGGGCGCGGCGGTCCCCATCACCGACAACTCGGGAAGCATTTCCGTTGATGACAACGGCGGCGCCCTGACCGTGGACAACGGCGGGACGTTTGCCGTCCAAGTCGATGGGGCGGCGCTTACGGCCTTGCAGTTGATCGATGATACCGTTTTCGCAGAAGATGCGGCGGCCCAGGCGGGCGACAAGGGGATCCAGATCCTGGCCGTTCGCCGGGACGCCAATACCTCCCTTGTCGGAGCCGACAACGACTACGCGCCCCTCCAGGTGAACGCGGATGGCTCGCTCAAGGTAGCCATCACCGCAGGCGCTGGCTCCGGTGGCACCTCGATTGCCGATGATGCCGCCTTTACCCCGGCGTCCACCTCGATCACTCCGGTCGGTGGAACGTACCGTTTCACCCTAGACGCGGTGGATGACGGAGACGCGGGGGCCTTCGCCATGACAGCGAACCGGGCGATGCATGTCAACCTCCGGGACGCATCGGGAAATGAGCTTTCCTCCGGGGCTCAGTACGCCGAGGATGCCGCCCACGCCTCGGGCGACATGCTGATGATGGCCGGCGCGGTCCGCAGGGATACTGTCGCGGTCGGTTCGGGTACGGATGGAGACAACTCCACCCTGAACGTAAACAGCGTTGGGCGACTCTGGACCACGGCAGTAATCGATACGGCTCTCCCGGCCGGAACCAACGCAATCGGTAAGCTAGCCGCGAATTCCGGGGTCGATATCGGCGACGTCGATGTTACTTCGGTGCCAACGGATCCCTTTGGTGCGAACGCGGACGCCGCGAGCGCTACCGGGTCAATTTCGGCCAAGCTTCGTTTTATTGCCGCAACCGGCATCCCGGTTACTTCGCTTCCCGATGTCACCTTAGCGGCCGGCACCAATACCAACGAAGTCGTTGGTGATGCCGCCCATGACGCCGCTATCGCAGGCAACCCCGTTCGGGTAGCCGGTAGGGGCATGAGCGCGGACTATACGGCCGTTTCCACGGGCGACACCGCCGACCTACTGGCAACCCTCCTGGGCAAGCTGGTGACCGTCCCGTACGCCCTCCCGGCAAATACTTGGAACTATGCGGCCCCCGCGGGTGGCCTGGTCTCCACCACTGCGGTAACGGTCAAGGCCGCCGCGGGTGCTGGGATTCGGAACTATGTCACGTCGCTCCAGGTGATCAACTCCCACGCCACCATATCCACGGAAATCATGCTTTTAGATGGGGCTGCGGGAACGGTCCTTTGGCGCGGATGGGCGCAGGCTGCGGGCGGGGGTATCTCCTGCAAGTTCGACCCGCCCCTTCGTGGAACCGCAAATACCCTGCTGGAAATTGACGAGGTAACAGGCACTGCGACGGCCGGTGTTTTGGTCAATATTCAAGGATTCGTGGCGGCGGAATGACCGCGCTCGGGATCCTATGTCTTCGCCCCGCGCCCGCCGCTCCTGAGGCGGTAACGGGCCTCGATTTCCCGTCCAACGACGACGCGGACAACGATGTCCGATTCTACTTGAACGGGGCCAACCTGCCCCAAGCCTATCCCGCCACATACATCTGGAAGCTGAACAACCGCCAGCAACCAGGCTATTACACCACGTTTTTCTGGGGTCCGAACGGCTCCTTTACTGGCGGCGGGTACTACGGCTTCCATCTGTACCCGCAGACCGATCCGCGTGAGGACAGCACATCCCACAAGCAGGAGATAAGCGTAGACGGCGAAGACATTGTGGTTGACGACAACGCCAACAACACCAATGCCGTCTACGATGCCTGGACCGACAAGGCCGCCATCATCACGGAATCCGGCGGTGTTCTGACGTGCAAATTCTACTGGGATCTTTCTGACACCTCAAAGGTGATCACGTATTCCACGGGCTCGGACTACGCTGCCTCGTTTCCGCCCGCGTCTCCCGCGCTCACATTTGGCGGCGCCCCGTGGAGCCTTGGGAATGAATGCCTGTCCGGCATCCTGCGAGGGATCCAGGTTTACGAAAGCGCCCTGTCCCTCCCGAACATCCAAGCAGCCAAAGCTCTGGACTATGACGCGGACGTGATCGCGCTTGGCTTGAGCCCGTTTTACCTGAACATGAACCCGACCCCCTCGGACATCACCGACAAGTCCGGGAACGGCCATAACCCCACCTGGGCGAATTCCAACCGCCCCACCCTGTACTCCGCATAATGGCCGCCTCAGTAACCGCATCGGTAGCGATTGGCGATTCCTCGGGGGCCTCGACCACCCTGGAGACCGGCACGCTCACGCCCACCGGGTCGAATAAAACCATCTACGTCCTGGCCGGTTGCGGCGCGGGATCCCCTGGCGATCCCACAGCCATCAAGTACGGCGGCAGTGGCGGCGAATCGTTCACGCTCCTGGATTCGGTCCGGACCGTGGCGACCTTCGTCAAGACCTCGGTATGGCGCCTGGCCAACCCTTCGGCGGGTAGCGGAACCATCCACGGCACTTGGGCGACCTCCAACGATGAAAGATGGCTGATTGCCGTTGCGGTGCAGGACTCGGACGGTACCGAAGGTGTGATCTCGTACGCGACCGGCAGCAGCAGCGGCCCGACCGTGGCCCCTGCCTCGACGTCGGGCGAGCTGGTCCTTGATTTCCTCTCCATCCTCAACGGTGGCGGCTCCGGGTATACGCTCAGCGTTGGCGCCGGCCAGACCTCCATTCAAGAACTCGAAGGCGCTGGGACCGGCGGAGCAACCAATATCAGCGGGTACGAGAGCGCGGGCGCGTCCTACGAGACCGCTGGCGGGGCAACCACGACCATGTCCTGGACAGTTAGCAGCTCATCGGAATGGGGCATCCACGCCTTTCAGGTGAACCCCGCAACGGGCGGCGGGGGCCCGGCTACGCCTGCCGGACGTTGCGCACTCCTAGGGGTGGGCGCGTGATTACTACGCACCTAGTCATGTTCAAATTCCTGGCTGGCGCAAGCGCGGATGAAACTCCCACCCCCACCGTCACCTATACGCCCAACTGGCTATCCCCCTCGATGCGGATGAGCCTGATCGCCTTCGCTGTTTGGCTGGGGTTCCATGGCAGCCGTTAACCTCCTGCCCATCCCCAATCCCGGAAACGACCGCAACTGGCGTACGACCTGGGAGAACTTCAAGAAGATCCGGAATCACTTCACCTACTACAACGTCAAGGACTACGGCGCCAAGGGGGACGGGGTAACAGATGATGCCGCCGCTATCGGACGGGCAAACACGGCAGCCGCTGCGGAGGATGGAACCGTTCTATTCCCTCGCGGGAACTACCTGATCGGCTCAGACGTGACCCTAACCGCGTCCTCCGAGTTCATGCACGGGGCGGTTGTAGATGGGGCGCACACGTTGACCCTCAATGGCTCGATGACGGCCGGCCGGCATCAAATATTTGGCGAGGATATAACGGTCGTTTTCGGTGTTGATGCGGTTGAATGGCTTTACCCGCAGTGGAAGAAACAGCCCGGGGATACGGACGATACCAATTCCCTGGTATGGGCGTTCGGGCTTCCGAGCAGCCAGTACGATTTCCCCGGCGTGAGCCTGGGCGGGATGACGTACTACTTCACCCAAACCCTAATCATCTCCAAGCAGGTGCAGTCTACCGGCGCGCTTTTGATTCCTGGGGGCTCCGGGAATATGTTCAAGCTGGCGAACAATGCCGCGCTTGTGGCAGCGACCAGCAACGCTGGAGTTGATTGCACCATCCTAATCACCGATGGAGGGTCGCTCACCAACTGCACGATCTTCGTCGTGGATGCGGCCTTTGACGTGACGGGGAACCAGGGGATTTACCTGGTCAACATACAGGAGAACTACGGCAAGACCCCGGTTTACAACGTCCGCATGAATGGGCACTCTAGCGGGAAGTATCTAAACGGATGCGCGATTCGGTATAACACGACCTGTCGATTCCATGGGTTTGGGGGTTCCTACTTCACGCAGGGACTTTCCGCCCTGAACAATAACATCTGCGACTTTTCCGCGTTGTTCTTTGAGAGCATCCGGAACGTATCGGGCGCGAACGGCTTTTACTTCAATTCCATCGGTGAATGCACCGTAAACAACCTGTGGGCGGAACTCGGCGGCGATCTGGCCCGAGGGTTCTTTTTCCAGTCCTGCGGCCGGACTAGCGTTTCCGCCCTCAAGCTCGGCGAGGCGTCCTCGGGGACCGATTGGCTGGATGGGGTGTACATCCATAGCTGTTCGGATATGTCCTTCATGAGCCTGTCCACTACGGGGCTCACCTTCGACCATGCCACAACCTACGTGGTTAGCTCCAGCCGTATTGGGTTGGATGATACCTACGACGCCAAGAGCAACACCTTCGGCTGGTCATACCTGATCGAGAATGCGAATAAAAAGCATGCGCCCCCCAGGGAGACGATCAGCCTAGACGAGACCTTTCGCAAGATCCCCATCGGGTATTTGCCGTACGGAACAGTTTTGACTCTCGCGGCAACGGCCAAGAGCAATTCCATCGTCACCGCGGCATTCGACATTTACAAGCTTGTCGGAGGCTCTTACACGCTGCGGGGAACGTGCTTGATCGGCTCGATCACCAATGCGGGCAGCCGCTTTTCTAGCACGTTCAACATCGACACCTCTGCCGCGCATTACGTGGTTCCCTGCACGCGGTACACCCTGACCTTTGCGGCCGGAGGGTATACCAACGCGGTAGCCGGGGACCTCCTGAAAGAGGCGGTCGGGGGAACGTCGGGTGCCAGGGGCGCGCTCCTGTCCTACGACAACACCGCCAAGACCTGGCTGATTGCCTGGTACTCGGGGACGTATGCTCCCGGGGAGGCTGTGACGCTATCCGCCTCTGGAACGGGCGCGGGAACCCTTGCCGGTGCGAGTCATTTCGTCGCCTACAACCCGTTCGCGATGGTTGATCTGGATTGGGAATACGACATCGTTAACGGGAACGTGTTTATCTAATGCCGATCCTACATTCCTATTTCATAGTCAACTCGGACACCGAGAATACGGCGTGGGGGGCGAAGCTATCGACCAGCAGCACCGGCGACGGTTGGACTAAACTAAGCAACCTTCGGGATGTTGTGGGCTCCCTGATGATCTTCGCGCTGCGGGGATTGGGGACGGAAGTGATCTGGCTTCAATCCGACGCCACAGCGGCTCAGTTTGGCGTCTTTGTGCGCAAGAAAGCAACCGACGCCATCACCGCCAGCACCACGCAGACTCAAGGGCAAGGGGCGCTTGTCTCCGACATCAACATCGTGTCGGTATGCGCCAATGCAAACGACACGGTGACCCTACCTTCGGCGGCCTCGGGGATGACCATCTACATCCGCAACAACGGGGCGCAGACCCTGCAAATCTTCCCGGCGTCGGGGGATGCGATCAACGGCGGGGCGGCAGATGCGTCGGTGACGCTGGCGGCGGGGGCTTCGGTGACGTACAGAGCGGCGGATTCGACAAATTGGTACAGCTAGGGAGGATCATGGACTGGCCTAACGCTTTCGTGACTTCTGTGGGTATTGTTGCGGGGGTGGCGGGGACAGTGGTAACCCTTAAGGGATCCAAGGCGTCTAAGGGGGAGGTGAGACAGCTATCCCCCGAGGACTTGAATAATCTCCGGACCGTGGTGGACAGCCTGGCGCAAGGGCATACGCGGTCGCAAATCGATTCCGCCGAAATCAAAAAGGATATTTCCCACATCCTGGAAAAAATGGTCCGGATGGAGGAACAGCGGGAGCGCGACCACGCTGAGGTGAAGAAGCTATCCCGGATCCTCTACCCCTTGCTCAAGGAAGAAATCAAGGAGCAGCGGAAGAAGATGGGCCTGGACACCGACACCGGGGAAATGCCCGCCGTTACCTGATTTAGGGCCTTTTTAGGCTCTATCCACAATATCCGCACAATCTATAAACATGGCGATTCCCGCTTTTTTGTGGGCTAAATATCGCCAGGTGATCCACTTGCCCTGATACATTTCTCGTATACATTCCGCTTGCATTCCGGATGCACCGGTTGTATCTTAAAGGACATGAGCGAAACGGCAGACACCACCATCCGAATCTACCCGAGCGACCGGAAGCGCATCAAAAAGCGCGTCAACGCCCGGAAGCAATCGGAACCCCAATCCACGGCAGCGGACGTAATTCGCGCCCTCCTGGACATGACCGAGGACCAGTTTTCCCGCCTGTCTCTGCGGGAGAAGGTTTTGCGGGTGGGGGATGAAGTGGAACCCCTGCGCGAGTTGCGCGGGGCCTAGAAACAAGAAAGGGGCCCCGGCAAGGGCCCCAGCGTCAACCTCAACTGCTTAAGGAAGAAGGTCAACATGAAGAACGTAGCAACCAACCCCACCCCTGCGCAAGCGGAATCCGCCGCCCCGGAATGGTTCTCCGAAAACGGGGTTTGCTTGACCTGCGGGAAAACCCGCGAGGCGCACCCCCTAAACCGGCATGACTTCGCGGATCGCGTAGAAACGATCGCGGTTCCCGATCGCATCCCCGGCCCTCTCGCCCCCTTCCCTGGCCTGGACTTTACCCGCCCCCTTCGGACCAAGGGCGGCCAGTATCCGGTGCGGATCCTCGCTATCGACTACAGCCTCCGCAATCCGGTGATCGGGGTGATCGTGGTGGATCACCTGAAAGACGAATCCAATACCTGGAGTATTAACGGCACATACCTGCAAAGCGGTTCGCCTTCCGGGATGGACCTGGAGAACTACGAGCCCGCCGCTCTTGAGACGGCGAAGCCGTCGGCGGAGGCGCAGCCGTCCAATCCTTCCCCCGAATACGTGGCCCAACTGGAGAAGGCCCTGCGGGAAATCGGCGACTCGGGCCTGGACCGCGGATCCTCCGACCTGGACCCGCGCCACGTCGCCTGCATCCGCATCGCTCGCGCCGCCCTGTCCCAGTCCACCCCCAACGCCCCCGAGGTGTCCAAGTGAGCAAGACCATCGAGCAAGTGATCGCCCTCTTCGGCGGAACCCCCAACGATTGGGTCAGACACAGCAAGGGCGACGGCTGGAAGCGCGTCGGGGCCCAGGTGGCGGATACCGCCTACGTCGGGCCGGATGCCGTAATTGTCTCCGGCAATGCCCGGGTCTACGGCGATGCCCAGGTCTCCGGCGATGCCCGGGTCTACGGCAATGCCCGGGTCTCCGGCAATGCCTGGGTCTACGGCGATGCCCAGGTCTCCGGCAATGCCCGGGTCT